TACGTGCTGCAAAGAAACGTGCGGAGAAATCTACAAAGGCAGCGGAGGATAAGCGTCGCTACGCCCGTAAGATGGCGGAGAGCATGGGTAAGGTCGAAAAAGCCCTTAACGGCTCCGAAACAACCGTCATTGATCAGGGCGATCTCTCCGATTTGCCACCTGCTGTCAGTGATCTTATTGAAGATTCCGAAATTGTCTTCAAGCCAAACAGCGGCCCTCAAGAAGAGTTTCTTTCAGCTAGTGAACGAGATGTTCTTTACGGCGGCGCTGCAGGTGGTGGAAAAAGCTTTGCGCTTCTTGCTGATCCGCTTCGTTTTTGCCACAATCCTAATCATCGTGGCCTTCTTCTTCGTCGCACACTCGACGAACTGACCGAATTGATCGACAAATCACGCCAGCTTTACACAAAGGCGTTCCCCGGAGCAAAGTTTCGCGAGTCAAAATCTACGTGGCACTTTCCCTCCGGTGCAACCATTTGGTTTACCTACCTCGACAAAGACAAAGACGTAACCCGATTTCAAGGTCAAGCGTTTAACTGGATTGGAATTGATGAAATTACCCAGTATCCCACGCCGTACGTTTGGGATTATTTGCGTTCTCGTCTTCGTTCTACCGATCCAGAGTTGCAAAACCACCTTTACATGCGATGCACCGCCAACCCCGGTGGCGTCGGAGGATGGTGGGTTAAAAAGATGTACATCGAAGGTACACCTGAAAATAAGCCTTTCCCTGCCTTTGATTTAGATACAAAATCTCCTTTTGTGTGGCCCGCTGGTCACGAAAAAGCAGGTCAGCCGCTGTTCTTCCGCAAGTTTGTTCCCGCACGGCTGACTGACAACCCCTATCTGATGGCAGACGGCCAGTATGAGGCCATGCTCAGATCGCTCCCGGAAGTTGAACGGAAGAGACTTCTCGAAGGGGATTGGGACGTGGCAGAGGGAGCAGCCTTTCCCGAATTCAGTAGATCAAAGCACGTTGTTGAGCCGTTCGAACTTCCAACGAATTGGCCGCGCATCAGAGCAGCCGATTATGGGTACGCTGCACCGTCATGTGTTCTTTGGGGCGCAATTGACTGGGACAACAACATTTGGATTTACAGAGAATTATACGAAAAACACTTGACAGCAGAACAACTAGCTGATAGAATACTAGAAGCAGAGGAATTAGATCCAGTTCCTCACTACACAGTTCTTGACTCCTCGTGCTGGAACAAAACAGGTTTCGGACCGTCCATTGCAGAAGTAATGATGAGACAAGGAGTCCGATGGACACCCGCAGATCGAAATAGAATACAAGGAAAAATGGAGGTTCACCGACGGCTGGCTGACGAGCCGTATTCTGGCGAACCCCGTTTGCGTTTCTTTTCTTCGTGTCAAAACATTGTAAAACAAATAGCAGGTATTCCGCTGTCTAAGTCTAACAGCGAAGACGTAGACACAAAGTCTGAAGATCACGCGTACGATGCACTTCGCTACATGCTGATGACACGCATGACAGGATACGCATCCATACACTCACAGCTAAGCGCAATTAAAAATCACGTCTACAAGGTACAAGACGAAGTATTCGGATATTAATAGATGGCCCAATTAACCCAACAAGAAAAAAAGGTAGTTGCTGCGTTTAAAAACATTCAGCAAACTCTTTTTCCTAGTGGTAAAATTCCATCGATGAACGAAGTACGTTCGCGCATTGAAGCGGGCACTCACACTGTTGCCGATTCGTTTATTGCCGACATGTACAACAAAGGCGTACCAAGTGAGCCGATTCTTTCTGAACTAGACGAAACAAAAGATTTTTATAATCAATTTGAAAAAGTTTTTTCTAAAGAAGTAACTGGTCCTGCACCAAACACGCAGGGTATTAGTTCTCGAATAAACACAATATCAAAAAAGGTAGATTTAAATTCTTCGTTTGACGAGTTTAAATCGTTTAGCCTTACAGATGAAAGCGGAATATCTGAAAGTTATCGTCGCACTAATGTTGATCCGCTTTATCAATCTACTCAAAACGTATTGAATAAAAAGCTTGCCCGTACAGGTGCAGCAAAAGGGACACGTAAGCTTGCAAAAGGTGCTATCCCTCCTGAAGTTCTCCAGTCTGTCCTAGAAGGCATCGGAGACATTCCTGATCCCGTAACGAGAGATGCTGTTATGGCGTCTCTTCTTGGCTATCGGGGCGAAGATCTTTCTGGTATGCGTACATCTCGTGAATTGGCAATCCGTTCAAAGCCAGTTCGACCATATTACGACAGAGAACTAGGAATTGCACGAGATCCAGAAGTAGCAGAAGGTGGTGGTCGTAAGGCAAAAGGACCGGATAAGCCTCCCGGACCAGTTCTTCGTGAAATTTTAAATCGTCGTTTTGACGCGGCAGGAGAAACGGGCGAACTTTTTCCCGGCATGACAACGGGGAAAATAACAGCGGCCCTTAAAAAACACGTTTTTCCAAAAATACCAAAAAAAGTTCTTGATCAGCTTTTGACTGCGCCGTCAGGGTACACTGATCTTCGCCGTATTACTGCATCTGCAATTGCTAACCAGCTTGGACGACCAGACTTAGCAAGCGAAATTATAAGCCACAAAGGTGGTGGTGAAGCCCTTATTGATAAAGTGATGACGGGCTACTATATTGACGTAGAAGATATCGGTGGCCTACAACAGCGCGGACAAATTCTAACAGCCTACGAAAAAATGATGGCAGATGCCGTCGGGGCTGCAGACGCAAAAGGATTGGGCGAAGCCCTTCGACTAGACCTTCCTGCAGAATTTAACGCAGAATATCCTGAAGTGGAAGCGTTGGCGCGTCCGTCTGGCGCACCTGTAGAAACTAGAGCAGCAACGCCGGAAGAGATTGCACAAGGCGAACAGCTTCGGGCAGCAAAGACTGCAGAAGCAACAGCTACAGCCGAACTATCTGCACAGGAAAAGGCACAAGCAGCGGAAGCCAAACTGCTAGAACGTGCCAAGCAAGCCCCTGAAATTGCGGCTGCACAGCAGGAACTGGCAAAAGCAAAATCACAAGCAGCACGTAAGTCGTCTATAGAAGTTGGAAAGTCTTATCTTTCGGATGCGATAGAAACTTTTGGAAAGCCGATTACAAAGGGTACCGGAAAAGTCTTAAAGGTAGTATTTCCACCCGCAGCAGTTGGACTTTCTGCAGTAGCAGCAGAGCAGACTTACAGCGCAGTATCGCAGCAAGCACAAGCTATGGGCCTTCCTTCGGGTGCTGCAAAAACTTTAGGAACGATAGCTGGGGCTACAGAATTTTTACCCGTTACTCCGTCTGACGTTGTTACTGCGGGACAGGCGTTGTCTGAAGTTTCCCCGTCTGTTACCTCTCCACGTCCTGTAGAACGGGTAATGGCAGATCAACCTGAGTTGTTTTCCCAGCCTACACCACAGCCTACTGGCCCAGTAAATATTCCAGAACCTGTAGCTACTGATCAAGGTCAGCTTGCAGCAGAAGGATTTGTAGAAAAACGTAACCTAGCACGTAGAGCCGCGATGCAAGGAGAAGAAACACCAATGGCTCAATCATTTCTCTACGGCGGTATAGTCCGCTAAAAACTCTTAAACGGAGGGCAAAATGCCAAACAACAACTACAATTATGGTGCATCGTACATCATGGCATCTGATGAAACCAGCGTCGATGACGCAATGGGTTCAAACCAGCTTTACCGTGAGGGCTTGGAATTCGACACTCGTGCGAAAACTGACGTTCTTACAGAAGACATGCCAAAGAAGATGTCCAAAACTGCAGTTGATCCTTCAGTAATGAAGATGGCTGAAGAACGCGACTACTAAAAGGAAACGGTAATGTCCGATAACTTTTTGGAACCCGCCGATGATACTACGGTAGCAGTAGTTGACCCTGAAGAACAACTTCCGGGTCTTGCCGCCCATATCAAGGCGAAATTTGAAGATGCAGAAAACGGAAGGTACGCCTACGAGCAGCGATGGCTAAAGGCGTATAAAAACTTTCGTGGTATCTACGATTCAACAACTCAGTACCGTGAAAGCGAAAAGTCAAAAGTCTTTATTAAAATTACAAAGACAAAAGTTCTTGCTGCGTACGGTCAAATTGTAGATATTCTGTTTGCCAACAAAAAGTTTCCTCTTGTTATCGAACCAACTCCGGTTCCCGAAGGAATCGCAGAATTTGCACATCTTACTACTCCTGCAGATCAACTGACAGAAGTCGAAGACCTTTATGGTTTTCCGGGAGATGGACGTGAGTTTGGTCCCGGATCAATGCAAGCGGCTCCGGCTGCTGACTTTTTAGGCGGCCTAGAGTCTAAATACGCTAACATGCCAATATCTGAAGGCCCGTCCAAAATGGGAGAGCCGCAGATAAGCCCCGCACAAATTGCAGCTTTGAACATGGAAAAACAAATCCACGATCAACTGCTTGATACACGGGCTGTAAATGTTTTGCGTAGTGCAATATTCGAATCTGCACTGTTAGGAACGGGTATTGTAAAAGGTCCGTTTAACCACTACAAGCGAGTACACAAGTGGGAACGCGGCCCCGATGGTCGTATGTACAATCCGTACGAAAAGATTGTTCCACGTATTGAACATGTTTCTGCGTGGGATTTTCATCCTGATCCATCTGCAACAAGCATTGACGATTGTGAATACGTGATTCAACGCCACCGTATGAATCGCCAACAACTACGTGCGCTGATTAACAGCCCGTATTTTTACAAAGATGCAATTGAAGAGTGTCTTACAAAAGGTCCAAACTACGAGGACAAATATTACGAAGACACTATTCGCGAAGATGAAACAGAGCCATACGTACAGGAAAATCGTTACGAAGTCCTAGAATACTGGGGAGTTCTTGACGCTAAGTTTGCCCGCGAAGCGGGAATGGACGTTCCTGATTCTATGAGTGAATTTGATCAGGTACAAGTTAATGTGTGGGTCTGCGGCACAATGGTATTACGTTGTGTTTTGAATCCATTTACACCTGCGCGTATTCCATACCAAGTATTTCCTTACGAAATTAATCCGTATCAAGTGTGGGGTGTTGGTGTTGCAGAAAACATGGAAGATGCACAGTTGCTGATGAACGGACACGTTCGGATGGCAATTGATAACCTTGCACTAGCGGGTAATCTTGTATTTGACGTGGATGAAGCCAGTTTGGTTCCCGGACAAAACATGGACATATTCCCCGGAAAAATTTTCCGCAGACAGTCCGGTGTTACGGGTACAGCAATTAATGGACTCAAGTTTCCCAACACTGCTGGTGAAAACATACAGATGTATCAGATTTCACGCCAGCTTGCAGACGAAGAGACGGGCCTTCCTTCAATTATGCACGGACAGACGGGCGTAACGGGAACAGGGCGCACTGCATCAGGTTTGTCTATGCTTCTTGGCGGTGCAAGCCTGTCGTTGAAGACTGTAATTAAAAACATTGACGACTGCCTTTTGAAGCCACTGGGTGAAGCTTATTTTCAATGGAACATGCAGTTTAACGAAGATGCCCCTGACATTGAAGGCGATCTTGAGATTAAGCCACGCGGTGTGGCGGCAGTTATGCAAAAAGAAGTTCGTAGCCAACGTCTTACTACTCTTTTGCAAACCGTATCAAACCCTATGTTGGCACCATTTATCAAAATTCCAAACTTAATTCGTGAACTGGCTATAGCACAAGATATCGATCCTGATAGTTTGGTAAACGATATAAATGAAGCGCAAATATTTGCAGAAATGCTGAAAGGATTAGCTAATGCTCAACAAGAAGCAAGCCAGCAAGGTCAGCCCGCTGGTGGCGAACAGCAAGGCGTGGGACAGTCTGGAGGAGTACCTGCAGGAGCAAATCCAGATGACGCTTCGGGCGTTGGTGGCGGCACAATCGGAGTTGGAAGTGTTCCGGCTTCAGGGGAAGATAACTTCACTGGAACAGATCAAGGGTCTTAAAGCTGATTACGAAGCAGCGGTAAACATGCGAGATGAGTGATTTTTTTACAAAAAATATAGTTGGAGACGGTATAGCTAGAGGCGTAGGTGAAAGCGTCGGAAGGGCTGCGGCACCATACTTAGAAGCCCCATCTGCAATTCTTTCTAGACCAGAGCCAAGTTCTGCAATGGCAGGTGCCCCTTCTTTTCCTCTTCCGGCTAAAAAAACACCCGCACAAGTTTCTGGTGCAATGCCCTCCGCAATGCCAGAAGAAGGGGATGGGGGAATGGCTCCATCTCAACTGTCTGCTGCAGGTCTTGAGTTTGGAACTTTGGAAATGGCTTCTCCGGAAAGTGTTTACAAGGCTACATCGTACGCACAAAGTAGAACCGGCCAGTTTACTGACAGACTATTTGGAATGACTCCGAAGTACAATCCTGCAACGGGAACAATGACCACAACTGCTCCGAATTTATCTATGATGGGCTTTGGACTAGCATCACCCTTTGTAGGTGCAGTTTCAGGATATATTCAATCTAGGCAAAAAGAAGCTGCACTTAACGCGGCGGCTGGAAAACAAAATAATGGTTTGATAACCCTAAACGGACAAACTATTGCGGTAGTGGACGGTAAAATTTATGGCAATCTTCCGGAAAACGTGGCCCGTAAGACCGTAAAATCTGAAATTTTAAGGTACGTAAATTCTTTAAATACAGCTTCTAAAAGTGGCGCTCAAGCAGCACAAGCTACGCAAGAAGCATCTTTTGATCGCGGTGGAGATGGTGGCGGACAAGCTGGTAGTGGTACGACTAAGTCTGATTGGGGTGGCGGCGGTGCATCAGCCTACGGAGAGGCTGGACGCGGTGCAGTCGGTTATTACGCTGATGGAGGTGCCGTCCAAGATACAGGGTTTGTTGAAGGCCCACCTCAAAACTATTCAAAGGGAATGACAGTAGCGGATACTGTAAACACGCAAGTACGCGAAGGCTCTTTTATTCTTAACGCACCTGCTACGGAACGATTACAAGCTGCTGGAATGTTGCCAAAGGAAACGAGTAAAGTTTCCGCTGCAAAGGGCGGCAAAATGGTAGATGTGGCTCTTTCAAAAGGCGAATACGCTATCGACGTGGATGACGTAGATAAATACGGCGGATATTCGTTTTTGAACGAAGTAAACGACAAAGGAAAGCCTGAAGTAGATCGCCGTCAAGCTGCAAACAGCGGCGGATTTATAAACGGATATAATGAAGGGGGAGATGTAGGAGAAGACATTCCGATGGATCTTCCCGACATTCCCAAAGAAACTTTAGAAAAGTTCAAACAGTTTGGTATAAAAAAACAAAAAAGACCGGACATCAAGCAATTTATTCGCGGCCTAAGTGACAAAGAGGCTATGGCTTTGTTGCTTCTTACCGAAACATCTTCTACGGCAGATCCGCTAGAAAGTATGGAAGCAATCGGAGAAGTCGTAGTAAATCGGGCACAAAGCACTTACAGAGATTTTAAAGACACAAATAACGTAAAAGATGTTTTGTTAAAACAGACTAAACGGGGCGCATTTCAGTTTTCTGGACTTGAACCCACAACTCTTTACAATCGACTTAGTGAAGTACGTAAAGGACTAGCTGGCGAAGGTCTTCGTAAAACTTTTGCTGCTGCAGAAAACGTACTTAGTGAAGATCCAGACAGAGCCGCTGCAAGAAGGCTGCCAAGTCAGACTCTGTTTTATACAAAGGCATCTGCTCCAAGTCAGTGGATGAGAGAATCAAAAGATTTAGAATACGCCACAGAAATTGGCGGACACGAGTTTTACAGGACGTTTGCGTCCCCTGAATTTCCATAAAAAGGAATTCGCTGGCTACCCGCGATGCGGCCCCAGCACAACCGAAGCGGCTACCTACAAGCCAAAGTAGCCCCGCTGAAAGAGGTAAATAAAATGGCAAAAAAAGTACGCGGACACCGCGCTAATAAACCTAACGATTCTTTTGGAACCGTGAACAGTGAAACACTTTATCGTGGAAAGTATAGAGACGAAGTCTATAACGAAGAAGACGATGAAGAAACCACTGAAGTAGAGGCTCAAGAAGAATCTGAAGCAAAAGAAACTACATCGTTTGTTGATACAAAAGAAGATACCGGACATGACTACAAAAAACGGTATGACGATCTTAAAAAACATTACGATGAAAAAGTAAAAAGCTTCAAAGAAAGAGAAAAAGAACTAGAGGCAAATTTACAAAACGCAGCTAGGGAACAGAATATTTCTCTTCCAAAAACCCAAGAAGAATTGGAGCAGTTTAAAGACCAATACCCCGATGTTTACGATGTTGTAGAGACTATTGCTACAATGAAAGCATCTGAACGATCACAGGGTTTGCAAGAAGAACTGGCTACAATTAAAAAGCGGGAAAAGGAACTAGAGGTTCAAAGCGCATACCGCGAACTCTTGAACAACCATCCAGATTTTGACGACATTAAATCGGATGAAAAGTTCTTAGCTTGGCTAGACGAACAACCAGCAACTATTGCTGACGGTATTTACAAAAACAATACCGATGCTCGTTGGGCCTCGCGGGTTCTCGATCTGTACAAAGCAGACATGGGAATCAGTAAAAAGAAGACAACCAAATCCGCAAAATCAGATCCGGCTGTTGCAGTGTCTGCTCCCAAAGCTAGGGACATCACTTCAGAATCCCGTACTTCTGAACGTATTTGGAAAGCTTCTGAAATCGGCAAACTCAAGCCGTGGGAATTCGAAAAGCTGGAAAGCGAGATCGATAAAGCACGGAGTGAGGGCCGAATCGACTTTAACTCTTAAACCTCAAACAGAGGAAGGAATAGACCAATGGCTTTTGATAGCGCATCAGGTTATAACAACCTGCCTTCCGGTAACTTTACACCGGAAATTTTCAGCCAAAAGGTTCTCAAATTCTTCCGTCGCGCTTCGGTTGCTGAAGACATCACGAACACCGACTACGCGGGCGAAATCGAGAACTACGGCGATACAGTACGTATCATCAAAGAACCAACAATCACCGTGTCTAGCTACTCACGTGGTTCTGTGGTAAACCCACAAGACCTCGCTGACGACCAGACAACTATGGTTGTTGACCAAGCAAACGCTTTTGCGTTTAAGATTGACGACATCGAAGAGCGTCACTCTCACGTCAACTTCGAGGCTCTTGCCACTTCTTCGGGTGCATACTCGCTGAAGCGTAAGTACGACGCCAACATCCTGACAGCTATGGCTTCAGGTGCAGGTCTGACCGGTGAGTCAGGTGCGCCTACTGCTCAAATCTCCGGTATCGGAACTTTGGGTTCGGCTCTTGCTGTTACTACGGGCGACATTGCTGTCAACACCATGTTGGCAATGGCTGCTGCCCTCGACGAGCAGTCGGTTCCAGAAGAGAACCGTTGGTTCGTTGCTCCCCCAGCTTGGTACAAGCAGTTGTTCTCAGCAGGTGCAAAGTTCGCAGAAGTTCAGGTAACTGGCGATGCAACTTCTCCGCTGCGTAACGGCCTTGTTTCTCTGGGCAACATTGCTGGCTTCCAGTGCTACAAGTCAACTGCTCTCGTTTCTAACGGCGGCACAGACCAAGTAACACTGTCTGGTCTGGCAACTGACGGCTCAGAAGAAGTTGTTCTGGCTGGTCACATGTCAGCGACTGCTACTGCTTCGCACATTGCAAAGACAGAAGTTGTTCGTTCAACCGAAACATTCAGCGACATCGTTCGTGGTCTGCACGTATTTGGCCGTAAGGTTCTGCGTCCAGAAGCCATCGTTCGCGCTGTTGTAAACGTGTAATAGGGAGGACTAGATAATGGCTACTCTTAGTGTAACTAACGCCGTTGCTGGCGTCCCTGTTGGCCGCAAGCTTCAAGTCATTGAAGTTATGGCTGACTTCTCAACAACCAATCTGACCACTGCAGATACTTTCCAAGCTTTGACAATTCCAGCTAACACGCTGGTGGTTGCCGCTGGTGTGGAAGTTGTAACTGTAACAGCTAACGCTGGTTGTGTGTTGGACATGGGCGACTCTGATGATGACCTGTATGTTTCGGCTCTTGATGCCACGACTGCTGGTCACGAAATCAACAACGCTGCAGGTACAATGAAGCTGTACACTGCTGCTGACACCATTGACCTGACAGTTGACACTGCCACGTTCGACGGTAAAGCCCGTGTGTTTGCAGTTATCTGCGACATGGGTTCAGGCGAGACTGCGATTTCATCGTTCACCTCTGCCTAATTAAAACGTCAGGGGGGCCACGTGCCCCCTTGACACCTTTTTAATTTTGTGATATAAGCAGGGAACCACCTGCGGGGATAAACCCACTATGCCACGCAAAAAAGAAACACCCATCAAAAGAACCACGACAGGAAAGGGTGCAAACTACCGCCCTACCAAGTCTGGTGCAGGAATGACTGCAAAAGGTGTGAAAGAGTACAGAAAAAAGAACCCCGGTAGCAAACTAAAGACAGCAGTCACGGGAAAAGTAAAGGCGGGAAGCAAAGATGCCAAGCGTCGCAAATCTTTTTGTGCCCGTTCTGCTGGACAAATGAAAAAGTTTCCCAAAGCAGCAAAAGACCCGAACAGCCGTCTTAGACAAGCACGGAAGAGGTGGAAATGCTAAATCTACTTGTAGGTCCGATTACACAGCTAGCTGGCACTTGGCTAGAAGGCAAAGTCGAAAAGACAAAAGCTGAAACAGGTGCAAAGGTTGCCAAAGCAAAAGCGGAAGCAATCATAATGGAAAAGAAAGCAACCGGCGAAATTGACTGGGACTTAGAAGCAATAAAGGGTAGCCAGAACTCGTGGAAAGATGAGTGGCTGGTTATTTTGTTTTCAGTACCGCTGATTCTCGCGTTCATCCCCGGAATGGAAGATGTCGTATCCCACGGATTTCAACAACTGGAGCAAATGCCTGAATGGTACCAGTACAGCTTGGGCGTTATTGTTGCTGCAAGCTTTGGAGTCCGCAGCGCGACAAAATTCTTTGGAAAGAAATAAAAATGGCTGAAGTCACGATGGAAAGACTCCTTCAATGGAAGATACTGCCTCGACTGATGATGCTGACAATGACTCTGATGAGTTGGCGTTGTGCAGAGTGGTTTATGAACTTGGACGCCCCAACAGCGTCACAATCCGCCTTTGTAAGCGTTGTAATGGGTGCCATGACCGGTGCGTTTGGTATCTGGATGGGCGGAGAAAATAAAAAATGAAATACAACGAATCACATTTTCTAGACAAACTTATTGAACACGAAGGCATGGTCCTTACCGTGTACGAAGATTCTCTTGGTATCGACACTATTGGTATCGGGCGCAATTTAAAGGACAGGGGAATCAGTAAAGAAGAACTGGATTACATGGACATTCCTTCTATGGCTGTTGTTTACGAACACGGTATCACAGAAGCGGATGCAAGATATTTAGCCTTGAATGACATCAAGATTGTAGAAAACGAACTGGTACGAGTTCACCCTTGTGTTGAGGGCTTATCTGCGGTTCGCCAACTGATTTTGATGGACATGGCCTTCAATATGGGTGTGCCACGCCTTTGCAAATTCAAAAACATGTGGAATGCAATCCACAGCGGAGACTTTGAAGCCGCAAGCTTTGAGATGATGGATTCGAGATGGGCACGTCAGGTAGGCGGACGGGCTAAAAAGCTTTCTGACGCAATGAAAACAGGAGAGTTCTAAGATGCCTTTGACTAAAAAGGGCCAAGAAATCATGTCTTCAATGAAGCGAACCTACGGGGGCCGTAAAGGTGAACAAGTCTTCTACGCAACAGCAAATGCTGGCAAAATCACGGGTGTTGAAAAGAAAGCGAAAGGCGGCAGCGTTGGAAAAGCTGGCAAATCGTCGAAGCCTAAAGCGAAGAGCAAAAGTAGAGTTAATGAGGCTGGCAACTATACTAAGCCCGCACTAAGAAAACGACTGTTCAATAAAATTAAAGCCGGAAGCAAGGGCGGAAAAGCCGGACAGTGGTCAGCCCGCAAAGCACAAATGCTGGCTCGTGAATACAAAGCCGCAGGGGGCGGATACCGTGATTAATGGAACACGTATTTTTACTGCTGGTCTATCTTGGAACCGGAGATTTTAGAAGACCTGCCAGTCAAGACATGTACTTTTGGAACATTGACCGCTGTAATTACTTTGCAAAAAGGATAACCCAAAGATACGGAAACTTTCAATACAAAGATTTCATCGACCCCAAAGATAGGGTCACGGCATACTGCGTACCTAAATACATCAACACCGACAACGTAAGAGTATACTGATGGACCCGATTACCGCAATGGCAACCGCTTCGGCGGCTTTTAACACAATAAAAAAAGGTTTTCAGGTAGGTCGTGACATCGAACAGATGGCCAGCGACTTGGGCCGATGGATGGGTGCCCTGTCCGATTTGGAACAGGCAGAAAAGGAAGCAAAGAACCCGCCTATCTTTAAAAAGCTGTTTGCAGGTTCGTCCGTCGAACAAGAGGCTATGGAAGCCTTTGCTGCAAAAACCAAAGCAGAAAAGCAGCGAGACGAACTAAAGACGTGGATACAATACACGATGGGCCAGTCTAAATGGGACGAACTCATCCGTATGGAAGCTGACATCCGCAAACAGCGGCAGGAAACTTTGTATCGCCAGCGCGAACGTCGTCGTAAGTTTCTTGAAATTATCGCAATCATTCTGTTTGGTGCGGTAGTCGTTTCGTTTATTTCGTTTATTCTTTGGCTTGCTGTCAACAAATAACTCTTGCCAAATTAAAAAAAGAGGTGTATAATGCTTGTTGAGGGGTACGAAATGAAAAAACTAGCTTTTGACGCACTTCGCTACAAATACGAGGCCCAAAAAAGAAATGCACTCTTTATTTACAAAAATTACGCGACAAACCCTGTTGCTGTGGGTGAACATCCGAATTTGCTTGAAGAAATGGATAAAGCGGTCCAAATGTGGGAAACTGCTAACAGCCGCTTGGAAGCACTTGATGTCTTGGATAGCGAAAGTTAATGGCTATTAAAAAACCACAAAGGAGCCTTCGTGCGTGGACCAAACAAAAGTGGCGCACAAAGAGTGGCAAGCCGTCTACACAAGGCCCGAAAGCGACGGGCGAACGCTATCTTCCAGAAAAGGCAATTAAAGCCCTTAGTTCGAAGGAGTACGCGGCTACGACTCGTGCCAAGCGAACAGCTACACGCGCTGGCAAGCAGGTGGCTAAACAGCCGAAGAAGATAGCTAAAAAAGTACGTCGTTATAGAAAAGTAAGCTAACATGTCCATCACCTCATATCCAAGTAAGGTAATATTTGGTACTATTGGTAATGATGTTGCATTTGCTGACCATACAGTTGATGCGTTTGGTAGACTGCGTATAAGTCAACCATACACTTTGTTTGATAGCCAGAACCGTTTTCAAGCTGACCCACAGTTTGATACCAGTTCAACAGGAAGTGGGGCATTTGCTCATTTACCTAACGAAAGTAGTAACTCTATGACGGTAGGTACTGCTACTGGTGAAGTCATACGGCAAACAAAACGTGTATTTCCATACCAGCCGGGGAAGTCACTGCTTACCCTTGCTACCTTTACAATGGCTGAATCACAGGCTAATTTACGCCAACGTGTAGGATACTTTGGTGCTAATGATGGTGTGTACTTTGAACAGAATGAAACAGATTTACGTTTTGTAATTCGTACATCAACAAGTGGTAGCGCAAGTGATGCACGATATGTGACACAGGCTAACTGGAATGTAGATAAACTGGATGGTACTGGTCCTAGCGGATACACACTAGATGAAACGAAAACACAGATTCTTTTAATTGACTACGAGTGGCTTGGCGTTGGCACAGTTCGTGTAGGTTTTGTAATTGATGGGCAGAATGTAATCTGCCATAAATTCCACAACGCTAATAACTTGTCTTCAGTATATATGAAGACAGCTATTCTGCCGATACGTTACGAGATTACCGCAACAGATACTATTAGTTCTGCCGCTACAATGAAACAAATTTGTAGCACAGTCATAAGCGAAGGTGGTTATCAACAAGATGTAAACGAATTGGCTGCACAACGAACTA